GCCTCCAAGCAGGGAAACCAATGCAAAGATTGTAGAGCATGCTGGGACAGAGCTGTCCCCAACGTAGAGTACCGTGAGCACTAATCGTTATTACTCATTGATAATGTATAATCACTATGTGTGGTGTTTAAGAGAAGGACGCGACACGACCTGGTGGGCCAAGCACCAAGCTACAAGCCGCAAGCTTCAAGCTGCAAGCAACAAGCCTCAAGCCCCAAGCAGCAAGCCTCAAGCTCCAAGCCACAAGCAACAAGGTCCCGGATCACGGATCCTTTATAAAGTTTAATGGACCTCGGACCGAGGGCCTCTGCCAAGATAAATGTATTGTCAGGATGCTGTAAATGCCAAGCAATTTGGTGAGGAGAAAATCTGAGTTTATTACCTCGGGTAACTTTTAATTCAACTGTAAAAAATTTGTTATTTTTGTTGTAGCCCAACACATCAGGCATACCAGGAACGCTAATGTTTTCAATACGATTCCATATAATTTTAGGAGTAGCTTTCTTTAGTTTTTGATAAAGTTTTGCCTCTGGTCCCCGCATTTTTTTGGAGTTACTCTGGTGTTTTGGGAGCTATAATTAACTGTTGTCTTGTAAGTTTAAACACGACTCTAATTGAGCCATCACCTATGATATTACTCTCTTGAACTTCCATTCTTTTTATCTCTTCAAGGTGACCACCAACCTGAACATATATTCTAGCATTACCTATGGCATTCCCTTTCTTGCCATCAGTAAATTGGTCTAAATATTCTTGTAAATGTTTGACAAACATTACAATCCCTTACGTATTCTCTCTATCTGATCGTTAATCTGTTGAGCTAATTTCTTATTGTCTTCTTTCAATTGTTTAGACATAATTTCATAGTGTTCTGCTTTCTTTTTATAAAACATAACTTCTGCTCTTAAATCACCATTCAACTTTTGATGTGATTTATTAATTGTCATCAGATCTTCTATCCTCTGTTCCAAATCGTTTGGTCCTCTCTTTCCCGGATGATGTTGTAAATCATGCGCAAATGGGCCAGCATCAAAATCTTTACTAAGTTTATCAATTTGATTCTGTAAATCTATTGCATCTTTCTTTGTCGTTACCATCCTTGACAATATATGATTGTTACCCTAAAATGTCAATATGGGATTACCGAAGAGATTAACAGAAATGCAAAAAAGATTTGCCGAGCTACTCGTATTTGGCGGACCCGATGGACCACTAACCAAAGCGGAAGCTGCAAAACAGGCGGGGTACAGCGAGAAGCGTTGTAGGCAAGAAGGGTCTGAACTTACCAACCCTCGGCTGAACCCACTTGTAGTCAAATATATAGGTGAATTAAAAGAAGAGAGATTAAAAAAATACGAAGTTAACTATGCAAGTCACGTAGCAGAACTTGGAAGAATTAAAGACGCTGCCCTGAAGAAAGGTGCTTGGAGTGCTGCGGTAAACGCTGAAACCAATAGGGGGAAGGCGGCAGGATTATATATAGACAGAAAAATAATAAAAACAGGAAAGCTAGAAGATTTATCAGAACAGGAATTAGAATCAAAAATGAAACAAATATTAGAAGATTACGCACAGATTATTGATGTCACCCCCGAACCCAAAAAGATCGAGGGTGATAATAAGAAAGATTAATCTTTGTCTTCGTCTTGATCATCATCTTCGATATCTTCATCTTCAACATCCACGTCATCTTGCATTTCTAGAACGTCCATGATGTTTGCGATTTTGTTTTCTAACGCTTCCACCTTTTCTTCTAGTTGTTCGATTTTGTTTTTGTTTTCGTCTTCGTTTGATCCGAACATTTTTTCTCTCCTTTGGTTGACTTAAACCCCATACATACTTGCTGGTCCAAAGCCAATCAATCATTTTATGTCCTATGTGATAAGTACCTTATCCATCTTAATAATGCATCCAATAGGAAATATATTCCTATCTGAAAAACATTCTTCTTTGATGTCATAGGTGCTAAATGTGTATAAAAACTTTTTAGTTTTCTTGTAAACATATGCTTGAGTAAGCATAACGCATGCCTCAAACTTGTCAAACTCTTCTGCAGTTGCATGTGATGACTCTCCGGTGATGTCAACCCAACGGATTTGATAAAAGTAATATTTCTTTTTACTTATGATTGCATGTTTATAACGTTTTTTTCTAATCTTCCTCTTCATCGTGCCATCTCTCGTTTATTTTTAAAGCCATCCATACCGCAATAGGTATGCAAAGAATTAATGTGAGCTCCATTGAGTCTTGTATAGAGTAGTTGAAGTACCTATTCAATAATGTTGTGATCAACACAGGGACGCAACCACCTACCAGTATCAATATCACCATTCTGTATTCAAATCTAGGTCTCATAAAATGTCCATTTGGGCATGTAAAATGTCCATACCCCCTCGTATATAGTACCAAATCTCACAAAATAGGCTTCCAAAAAACGTAAAATGTCTTTGCATGGCCCCTAACTTGACGTCTTTATTGACTTTTTTAACCATTGGACATTTTATAGTGGACATTTTATGTTTTTTTTATTTTTTTTAAAAAATAATTTTATGAAATTAAGTACTATATGTCCGTAATATGCCTTAATCTTGCCACAATGTAGACTCATTGCTGCCTCATATTGTAAAACATATCTAGTCTTACTAGAAATCTGTGCTTCCATTCCCTTAATTGTTGATCCTGTATTCTAAATTCTTGAAAATACAAGTCTGGCGTGCATACCATAATTACGGCTTGTCTGATGTTACTGCCGTGCACGTGGTCGTGGGCCATAGCGTATGCTGCCACTTGCAGTTTGTAATCATCTATCCATTCTTCTCGTTTAGGGCGATTTGCTTGTTTAAAATCCACGATGGTTTCCATGTCGTTGTGCATACAAACTAAGTCTGTGGCTCCAGCGTATAGACCTGGATAATATAACGTAACCTCTGAACCAAAATATTCTGATACAGGTGTAAGACCAACCTCTATTACTTTTTCTGCCATCTTCTTTGTTGCCTGTCCTAGATCTGTAAGATCTTCATAACCTTTACCAAGCACATAGTGTTCTAAATACTTGTGCATGAGTGTACCTCTTTTAGAAGATAGATTCTTAATCTCTTCCGCCTTTTTTTCGCCAACTTTGGCTTTCCATTCTTTTAGAAACCGTTGGTCCTTGGTCCGTGATAATATAGTCGTGACAGAAGGGAGCTTGATCCCGTTGACATCGTATGTCCGTGTTCCATGGTTCTCGGACCTCGGAACGTTGATATAGCTATACTTGTTTTTCTTCTGTATCATTTTTTACAATATTATTTAAGGGCGCAGAGTCGTGTACGTTTCCTGATACAGAAATTCTAGTACAATCAGATTTAAAAGGGCTTACCCAATGTTTTAACCAAGCAGGAAAAATAAACATATCTCCTGTCTCTGGAAAATGAGACATGTAGGTTACCGCCTGATCTCTTGGTCCTTCTCCATACAGAAACTGTATACCACCAGGCCCAGCGGACTTACCGATATAATCTTCGTTTTCTTTTTTTAATTTTTCAGGAATATCTAAATAGATAACAAAACTCAACGCACCGTCATGATCGTGTGGTGGATTAAATTCATGTTTCTTTTGATGATTAATCCAAAGCGCAGATAAAATATATTCTGGCTTCTTCTTATTCTTCTTTCTCGTATAATGTTCCCACGCCTGATCGTAAAGACCAAAGCACTTCGCTAGATGAGGTATGATTCTATTCTTAGCTTCATCAGTATAGCCTGTTTCATGTTCTAAGATCCCTGCAAGTTTGTTCCTGTAATCAACTCCTTTTGGAGCTTCTTCCAATAACATCTTCTTCAACTCATCTTTTATCTTGAGTTTAATAACACAAGGTCCCCAGTTATATATCTGTACACTAACTTTTTCTGGCATATCCTGTTCCTTTTTCTCTGTTTCTCCAACGTTTATTCCAGGCATAGACATTCATCCAAGATCCAAACGCTTCTAAAAACCGGTATGGATAGTCCATAAATCTTCTGTATTTCAATATTATTAAATCTATAAAATCTGGAATAGTAATCATGTTTTATGCCTTATTGCCATCCTGCACATCCTGTTAAAATCATAAACAAAGATAGTAATATCATAACTGAAAAACCGCTGGCTATTAGTAAAAATATTTTATTCATATTTTTTGTATTGGTGTTCTTCTTTTTAAAGGGTTTTCATCTTCTTTGTAGAAATAACATTCTCTTTTATCTGTGTCGACGTATAATATTTTTACATCTAATTTTTTTTGCAATTGTGTACGGCACCTATTAATTATAAATCCGTCTCTTGCTCTCCTACACACAGATTTAACATCTACTTTTAATATTTCATTATCTTTATTTACTACAATCAAATCAATGCAACCGTGTTGACTTATATTATTAAACACATGGTATCCATTTTTTAGAAAATATATTTGTGCCAAATTTTCTGCTTCTTTGCCTTTTACATGCATGTCTAATATAAATCTATCTTGGTTCATTCATTTAACCTGGCCGAAAGTTATTCTAGCTGCTGCCTTTGCGGGATCCCATTCAAAGTCTCCCCACTCTACTTTACTGCACCCGGTTGTTAAAATAAAACTCGTAAATAAAATTATCAACGTCTTTTTGTACATACTTTTTTAACTCTCCTTCTGATTCACAAACCCAACATTGTTTTACTTGTTTAGGTCCGTCTACTGTATCTATCCTAATATAACCGTTTCCATTACAATTGTCACAAATTTTAGTTTGTTTCATTGGGATTTTCATTGAATGTTTCTCATTCTCGTAAGATACCATTTCTTTTTAAGACCACTCTTAATTAGATCTTTTACTCCTTTATTGTAATCTTTTATTTCTTTATCTCTTTTATTTACTTTCTTTATTACTTTATCGTAAACATACTTCCAATCGTAGCCTGCTAAATGGCAAACATATTTAAAATTATGTCCGCAGCTTTGCACCCATGTTATACCTTGCTGTGCTACA